AGCTTATGACAAATGGAAGCGTGAGGTTATTGATGCCTTGCGCCATATGGCTGTCAATCCCAAGTTACCCATTGAAGAGATTCGCAAGGTGAAGGATTTGCAGATTAAGGGCTTTGGTTTTCAACAAGTCCTTGTTACGCAGGAGTCCAAGAGGGATGTATCCTTTTGGATGGAGAAGCTAGGTTTGGCTTTGGCACCACATGAGGGTGCCATTGCAAGTGAGAACACTATGCGTCCGATGCCATATTGCATAATGATTGGAGGCGATTCCGGTGTAGGTAAAACTACATTGGTTCGCATGATTGGAAGCACGATTCTAATGCTTGCTGGTGAGTGTACCCCAGAGAATGCTCTGGAGAATCTTTGGCAAAAAGGAACTTCAGAGTATTGGAATGGGTACATTGGCCAGAAGTGCTTGGTTATGGATGACTGTTTTCAGGTTAAACCTAAGCCTGGTGACAGTGATTCAGAGGCTATGCAGACCATTCGAGCAATTGGCAATTGGTCATATCCTTTGAATTTTGCAGACCTTATGAGCAAGGGTAAGATGAATTTTGATTCACCTCTTGTTGTTGGTACTACCAATTGCAGGAATGTGATTGCAGAGTGGCAACCCTTCATTACGGAACCCAAGGCTTTAGTGAGACGTTTTCAGAGATCCGTCTGGGTTGAGTTAAACCCAGATTATCGTACAGAGCAAGGTTTCTTTGACTTTGCTAAGGTGAATAGCGCTTTTAGAGACGCTATTCATGCCCTGTCTATAAGGAGTAGGGCTGCCAAGGCAGAAGGCAAGAAGTTATTGCGAGATGATGTCATTGATGCTTTGCCTTGGGACATTTGGGTCCTAAGGCATCATGGCTTTGATCGAGACAATATCGCTGGTGCCGAGATCCCCGGTGGATTGAAGTCCATTGTGTTGGATGCAGCATCAGAGATTAAGTCAAGGAAGACAGGTAACCGTGAAGAGATTGATGATTTGCGCGAGCTTTTGAACGTCATTGGTGAGGCTGTAGATGAGCCAGAAACTGGCCACACAGAGCTTCCTGATGATATTGAACCTGAACCAACTTCAGGACATATGGAGATATTTCCCGATGATTTTGAGATTGAGATGCAGGTTGGATTGCGTGGCCGCGCAATGAGCTCGTACCCTTTAGGGGGAGCTTCTGATGTGATAGATTCTGATTCTGAGAGTGATGCCGAATCTTTAGTAGAGGAGGCACAGCATGAGTCCATTTTGGATCGCATATGTGACGCCATAGACAATTGGTGTATTTGGATGCGTAACCAGAATGGATTTGCTGGATTCATGGTTCAGTTTGCTGCTGGATTTTCGATGGTGTTTATAGTGAAGGCAATCTTTAAGGTTGTCTCTTCACTTGTTTCAGGGATGGTTAATGCTGTGTCAACAGTAGTGACCACAGTGCTTGAGTTTCTTGGTGTTAAGCCTAAGCAGGCCAAGATTGAGATGCAATCCAACATCAAGGAACAACCAGTGAAGCAGAAGACTCAGTTTATCGATATGCCCACGTTTAATTACACGGGCAAGTTGGATATGCAGGTGGGCGTGCCCCCAGATGAGGCCGTTCACGATCACGTGTACCAGGGCACTGTTAAGTGCTATACCAAGGATTGCCCTGTAGGACAGTTCATTGGC